GAACCATGCGACTCCGAAGCCCCCATCAACCGCGCAACCCCGGACGTGGCCCCGTCCAGCGGATGGCAGACACCCGGGATGAGACGTTCCGGCAACTGTTCCTGTCCGCGGCGCACGCGGGCGCGCTGCAACAGAACGTCATCACCATCACGCCCGAACTCGAGGCGCGCATGGACGCGGACTCCATCAACCTCACCATCGACTTCCGCACGCGGTTGACGGAGGTCTACCGCGACAAGTTCCAAGCCCTCCGCGCGCTGGACTTCGTTCCCATGCTGGACGCGCCGGTTCAGCAAACCTCGGATGGCTACATCGGGGAGTTTCTCACCAGGGTTGGCGCGGCCCAACTGGTGACGGAAATGTCCACGGATATTCCCCTGGTGACGGTTCAAGGCAAGCCCTTCATGGGGAAGGTTGCCACGTACGGCGCCGCGGGCGCGTGGAACCAACTGGACATCTTCCGCGCCGCGATCGGACAGGTTTCCATCCCCGTCGAGACGCAACGCGCCGCGCGCGAAGCCGTCGAGACGATGACCGATCAACTGGTGTCCCTGGGGAACACGGATGCCGGAATCCCGGGGTTCATCCGTCACCCGGAGGTCACCACGGTTCCGTTCACCCTGGGGAACTGGACCACGCGGACGTGGGAGCAAATCCTTCTGGACCTTCACCAGTGGATGGGGGCCATCCACGCGCGCGTGGGGTACGTGGAGAGCTCCCTTCCGAACACCATGCTTCTCCCCCCGCAAGTGAAGTTCGCCCTCTCCGGGGTTCGCAACTCTTTCGGGGTGATCGTGTGGAAGCAACTGGTGGAAGAGTTCTCCACCATGTACGGCACCACCATCGACGTGTGGTCACGTCTCGCAACCGCCAACAACACCGGGGGCGCGCGGGTCATCGCATACCGCCGTGACCCGAAGTGTCTCGGCGCCCTGGTTCCGATGACGTACACGGAGTTCGCCCCCCAGGAACGCGGGTTCCAAATCCTCATCCCGGGGATGGCGCGATGCGGGGGAACCGTGGTGATCGAACCCGCAACCATCACCTACGGAGACAACGCCCTTTCGTGATGGGGCGCTGAACCCTCAACCTCCCAACCCTCGAAAGGTCAACTCCCATGCTGGTACGAATCACCAACCGCGCGCCCTTCTCCCTCTACCTCGCATCCGTGATGCTCGGATGCGCGGCGATGGCGCCCGGCCGCGAACCCGCGTTCATCGACGTGGACGCGGACAAGCTCCCGGAGGGGGAGCGGAACCAACTGGCCGCGTGGCAACCCCTGGGGGTCACCATGGAACCCTCCCCGGCCGGGGCCGTCGCAACCCAACCGGGGGTTCAACCCGGGACGGTTCCGCAACCCCCGCCCGCGCCCGTGATGGCCCCGCCCGTGCCCCCGGCGCCGGTTCTCGCCCCTCCGGCCCCTCCGATGCCCCCGGCGCCCTTCCCGGCCCCTCCGGCGCCCGTGATGGCCCCGCCCGCCCCGCCCCTCCCCCGATAGCTTCCCCCTCCGCCGCCGCGCTGGTATCGTCTCGGGTGAGGTAACCCCGTGACACTCGCCGAATTCCGCGCCGCGTACCCTGCGTTCAACAAAGCCCCGGATTCCCTGGTTCTCGCGAAACTCGCAATCGCAACCGCCAAGTGTGACGCGGGCGCGTGGGGCGACTTGCGAGACATCGGGATTGGGCTTTGGACGGCCCATCAACTCACCATGGAACCGGAGGGCCGGGAGGTTCGTATCTCCAACGCCCAAAGCGGAACCTCTACCTATGAACAACAGTTCAATCAATATGCCGCGGTTGCGGGGTTCGGCCCCGTGGTGGTTTGATGGGCGCGAAGGTTCAAGATAAGAACCCGCGGGCGATCAAAGACCGCATCGCGGCGATGAAGCCTGTTACCTTGAAGGTGGGGGTTCAAGGGACGGAAGCCAACCGCGTTCACGGCAAGGTTACGATTGTTGATATTGCGGCCATCCATGAATTCGGGTTGGGGAATGTGCCCGAACGTTCATGGTTGCGGGCTTGGTACGATGAACACGAAGCGGAAGCCCTCGCCAAGATTCGGAAGGGAATGGAGAAGGTCATTGCGGGGGAGTTGACGGTTGAAACCGTGATGACCGCTCTAGGGGTTTGGGCCGTGGCCAGCATTCAGGAACGAATTAGCAAGGGGATTTCCCCGCCCCTGGAACCTGCTACAATCGACCGCAAGGAATCCTCCGTTCCCCTCATCGACACGGGGCTTTTCCGAAGCTCTATTACATTCGTGTTGATGGTCGATGGGAACCCGTTGGCCGGAGTAGTGGTGAACCCATGACGTGGCAAACTGCAATGCAAGCAATCCGGCAAGCCGTGGCAACCGCGGCCGGGTTGGCGTTGGAAGCCGTGGAATGGCAACACTCCGGCCGGGATGGGTTGTGGACGGAGTACCCTCGAATCAAACTCATCCCGGTTGGAAACCAGACCCGGGGTATCCCTCAAGAGAAACTGACATATGACCCGGTTGCGGCCATCATGCGCCGCGCCGTGTGGTCTCTCGACACGTTCAGGGTTCAGTTGCGGATTGAGTCCGATTCAACTTCCCTGGGGGATGGAGCTCCGTTCGCGCCCGCGGATCGAATCGGAAAGGTCATGCGAACCCCCGATATCTCCGCCGCGCTTGAAGCGGCCAACGTCTCACTCCACACGTTGAAAGAGTTTGGGCCGTTCGCGGCAACGGCGGAGAACCGCGAACTCTCCGTATCGGTTGCGGAAGCCCTGTTCCAAGTGAATGTTCCCGTTGACACTACCCCGGAGGGCGGGGTTGGTTGGTTCAACATCGTTCAAGTCCACTACGATGAAGGGGTTGAAAACGTGCCAGACCTCACCATTTACGGCTCCTCCATCGAAGCCCTGTTGATCCCAGGGGCCGGGCTTCGGATCTATCGCCCTCCAACCCCCGTCACCGGAGGGGGGGCGATGACAACCCCTCTGGTAGTTCCGGCCGCGCTTCCGTTGGCCAACGGACATCGTTACCGAATCTCGGGTGTCATCCTGGTTCGTAGCACTAAGGGAAACCCCGTTGCGGCAATCTCCGTTCAAGACGCTATCGTTTTGCGGGGGCCGGGCGGATGGTCCGAAGTTCGGGGGCCGGATATCGTGGTGAGAACGTTTCCGGGATGGGGGGCGTTCTTCGCCCTGGAATCTCAACTTCCGGGGTTGGGGTTTACTACCTTCACCCTGGAACTCTGGACACAACCTCTCACGGGACAAACGGTCATCGTGGAGTTTCATGGGACTATTGCGGACATCGGAACCGCGTAGTACCCTCGGAACCGCTCAAAGCCCGGCCCTGTAAAGGCAACCCCGGGCGTCAACGAAGGGAATCAAACATCATGGGAAGACTCTCCACCACGGCCCTCGCAACCGGGGTGTCCGCAACGGACATCGCCAACCTCAAGACCTCCATCCGCACGGGGGGAGGGTTCGCGCTCTCCCTCGCTCCGACGGCGCGCACGGGCGACGGGACGGCCGCGCATTCGGCCCTCACCATGCCCGATTCGGGCAACCTCACCCCCACGTCCGGGAACAAGTACCAACTGAACGGGGTGTTCACCGCGCGCGGCGCGGTCGGCGGGCTTCTCCTGGGGGTTCGCCGGGTTCAGAACATCGTGGTTCAGTACGATTCCGCGGGCGGCGGTTCGTGGGCCATGGTGGCAACCGGCCAGAACGTGGTTTCCGACAAGCACGCCACGTTCGCAACGTTCTTCGCCGCGGAAGCGGACTTCCCGGACATCGAAGACAACGCGGGCGCCCTCTCCGCACTCCACACGGTCGCGAACGCGCAGGACGTGACCATCGAATTCGACGGAACCATCGCAGACCTCGGAGCGAATTCGTAGCCAACCCGGCCGCGAACCTCCAACCTGCAACTCCGTCGAATCCCTCCCCTCAAGTCTCATCCCTTCTCTACCTCCCCCGCTTGTCTCCGTGGTACGATGAGACCACGAACGCACACCCGCGCCGAAGGAACTACCCCCATGGCAGACCTCCCCATCGTTGACGTTTTCATCACCGGCAACCCCCAAACCGCGACCGTGGAGGGATTCGGAACCGGGTTGGCCCTGGTGAAGAACGCCACGGACCCGGGAATCATCGTGGTCAATGGGTTGGGGGATGTTTCCTCCGCGGGCTACGCGGTGAAGTCGCCCGTCTACCTCATGGCACAAGCCTACTTCGGCCAAGACCCGCGGCCCTCGCGCCTCAAGATCGCGGGTCTCAATTCGGCGGTTCCCTGGACGGCGCGCATCACTTCAACCTCCGTCCCGGCAACTGGAACCGTGGTGAACCTGTCCGTGGTTCTCCCCAACGGAACCGTCCGAACCGCAACCTACACCGTGGCCGCGGGCAACACGTCCGTGAACATCGCCGCGGGTCTCGGCGCATCCCTCGCCCTGTTCGCGGAGTTCTCCGTAACCATCGCGGCGGGTCAACCCTACTTCGATTTCCAAGCCGCGGGCGGAGCAACCACGAAGTTTCAAGTGACCACGCTTCACGGTTCGCTGGCCTATCTCGACACCGAAGCGGATTCCGGGTATGCCGCGCGGTTGTCGGATATCGCCCTGGTAGACCCGGACTTTTACGGGGTGATGACCGATTCAACCTCTCAAGCCAACGTTCAAGCCGTGGCTTCGTGGGTTCTCGCGAACAAGCGTCTTCACTTCGGGTTGACGCAAGATTCCCGCGAGGCAAACACCGTCGGCGGGGGGCCGCTGGCCATCGCCCTCCGGGATGCCGGGATGGAACGCGGAGAACTCCGTTTCAGCGGCGCCGGGATGCGCGCCGATGCGGCCATGGCCGGGGTCATCCTCGCGGCTTCGTGGGACCAGGGAACCGCTCCGACGTGGGCTTTCCGGGAGCTCAAGGGGATTGCGGTTGACCCCCTCACTCCAACCCAAATCTCCAACCTGCAATCCCAGGTTCACGCGAGCATCTACGTTCGCAACCGCGGCGCCAACATCACTTGGGAGGGGAAGTCTCCCAACGGCAAGTTCGCAGACCTCCGGGTGTTTCTGGATTGGTTGGACGCTCGCATCGGGGAGAGCGTTTACAACCTGTTGTTGCGTGAACCCCGGTTGGGCTACACCACGGAGGGAATCGGGAAGGCCGGTGATGCGGTATGGGATGTCATCCGTACGGCCCTCGCCCGCAAGGGAATCTCCCCGGACTTCCCCATCACCTTCACCCTTCCGAAGCCCGGTGACGCGACCGTGGACGAACGCTCCGCCCGCATCCTGGGGGGCGGCGGAATCCGGTTCGGGTTCGTGTTCGCGGGCGCGATCCATCGTGTTCAAGTCAACGGGGTTGTGTCCCTGTAACCCGGCAACCTCCAACCGCCAACCGTAAAGGGCAACTCCAATGGCCTATCCGAACGCCGAACCCATCACGCTTCACGATCCCACGCGCTGGACCATGCTTTTCGACACGTTCTCCGTTCAGGGGTTCGGGGATGGGGATGCAATCTCCATCGAACCCCCCACGGAGACCGTGAAGGCAAAGCGCGGGGTGATGGGGGAATACGCGCTTGCACTGGTGACGGACAACCTCCATTCCCTCAAGGTCAATCTTCACCAGACCAGCGCAACCAACGCCGCGTTCCGAGGTTTCTTCCGGGCGCAATTCCGGCCGGGCGCGCTGGTTCCGAAGGTGTGTTCGCTTCGCAACACCATCACGGGCGAGACGTGGCGCGGGGTTGCGTGGTTGACCTCCGATGCGCCGATGAAGGTTGGTGCGGAGGTTCAAAACATCGAATGGGATTTCGGGTTCCACGTTGACCCGAACGGGGGTTACACGCCCCCCGCGTGACCCGGGTTCGTGCGCTGGCCTTCCAACTGGTGTGAGGTTCTCCCGTGTTGAAAACTGAAACGTCATTCTTCGGACAGTTCCCCCCGTCCATCGGCCCCAAGGGAGAGGTTCTCAACCCCGGTTCGGAGGGGGTAGAGATTACCTGTACTCAAATGCCGTGTTCGGCCCAACGCGAGGTTTTCGCGTGGATTCTCGACAAAGCCCCGGGCGCGATTCCCGGGGGCATCGTGGGGGATGTTCGGGCGAAGTCCGAAGCGGGGGTGAACTTCGCTTACCAGTGGTGCAAGGGGATTCTCTCGGCGCCCGGGGGGATTGCCTACCTTCAAAAGCAATTCGGCCAGCGTTCAACGGTCAAGGTTCAACGCAACGGCCAGACCGTGGTTGAACCGCTGGACGAAGGCAACTGTGATGAACTGTTCGGCGCGCGGTTTTCGATCCTTCTGGAATGGATCGTGTTTTCCCTCATCTTCAACTTCGCGGACGTTCTCAACTTGCTTCCCGATTGGGGAAAAGAGGTTCCGTCCATCGTGGCCGCGGTGATGCTGGACGGAGTGACCCCCGCAACCGCGTCGGAGGTAAAGCCCCCCGCGGAGTGAATCGAAACGCAACCATCAAACTCCCCCATGGGGCGGATTGGTTGGTTGACCGTATCGTTCTCACCCCGGAGCATTTCAAGGCATCCAAGGTTGAGATTGAAACGCACTGGACCCTTGCGGAGTTGATGCGCGCCAATCTCTATCTTGACCAGTTGGAAGCCCTCCACGCATCGGAGTAGTTAGGATCATGGGAGTTCGCGAACTCATCGCCAAGTTCACCAGTGAAGCGGATAACAAGCCGTTGAAGGAAACGGATTCGCTTCTGGATAAACTCGCCAAGAAAAGCGGCGTGGTTGGTGATGCCTTCAAGCAACTTCGTACGGCCCTGGGGGGCGCGGCGATTGCGGGAGGGGTGATTGCGTTCGCCCGTGACTTCGTGGCCGAAGCGGAGAACCTGCAATATACCGCGGATCGAATCCGAACCACTACGCATGACCTTCAAGTGATGGGAGCGGTTGGCCGTTCGGTTGGCCTTGACCTCAACGCAACGGCCGGGGTGATGGGAACCCTTCGCGCAAAGGTTGATGAAGCCGCGCGAGGGTTGGGGGATGGGGGATACACCTTCCGCCGCTTGGGAGTTCAAATCCGGGACTCCAACCGGCAAGTTCGCCCGTTGGCCGAAATCTTCGGAGACGTGGCTACGGGCATCGCGGGGGTTCAACGTCAATCCCGGCAACTCATCCTCACGGACAGGTTGCTTGGAACGGAGGGCCGTAGGTTCATCAACCTTTTCAAAGACGGGAAGGATGCAATCCGGGATTACACCGAAGCCATGGAAGCATCCGGGGGCGGAATCTCTCAAGAGGCAATTGACGCGGGATTGAGGCTTTCACGCGCGTGGAACATTGCGGGTCTCTCCATGGATTCGTTCCGTTCCCGGTTGGCGTTGTTCGTTCTCCCGAAGTTGGAAGCCCTGGTGAGGTTCGGAACCAAGGTTGGAAACTTTCTCAACAAAACCACGATTGCCACCAATGGCGCGCGTATCGCGTTCGTGGCCCTGGGAATCTACGGCGCCCGCGCCGCGATCATGTGGGCCATTGCAAACGCTCCGCTGGTGTTTCAGTTCGGTTTGATCGCGGCGGCAATCGGAGTTGTGGTGTTGGTGGTTGATGACCTTATCAACCTGTTCACCGGGGGCCGTTCGGTCATCGGAGGTTTCATTGATGAAATGTTCGGCGTGGGAACCGCGGCCGAAGTTGTCAATGACCTCAAGGGCCGGTTTGAAGAGTTCATGTACTTTGTTCGATTGGTGAAGGATCAAATCCTTGAATTGTGGGATGCAATCCATATCGGTTACAACGCCCGGACGGACCCGCGGAACCAGGCATCACGAACCCCCATCCGGCAACGGGGGGTTACTCAAGCGGATGTCCGCGCCGCTGCAAACTCCCCCATCGGAGCATCCCCGGGGGTTTCCGCGGTCGAAAGGGCGAACGCAATCCGAACGCTTCGGGAAGCCCTCGCGGGGCGCCCGGGAGCTCCGGCCGTGTCTGTCCCTGTCCAGACCGTTCCCGCGCCCGGAAGGGGCCGCGGAGGGCCGGGAATCACCGTTCCCGCGCCCGGGGGCGCATCGGGGGGCCGGGTCCAGCGGACGGAGATTCAACTTCACTCGCAACCGCGGCTTCAACTCAACATCAACAACCCGACGGGAAACGGCGCGGAGATTGGACGCGCGGCCCAACCTGCAATCCGCCGCGCGATGGCCGATGGAGACCGCGCGTCCATCCAAGCCCTTCAAGACTCCGGGTTGGTAACGTTCCAGACCGGCGAAAGGGAGGATTAGGGCCATGGGTTGGTTGTACGGTTTGACCGATGATGAAGTGATCGAATTCCCGTGTACCATCCTCAAGGTGACCCCCCAAGGGAAGGTTGAGGTCACGGAGAAGCCTGTTGAGGGCGGAGCAATCCTCACGGACCATGTGGTGTTGAAGCCGTGGCGGTTGTCCGTTACCATCTTCGTTTCCCCCATCGAAACCCGTCCGGGGATGGCCCAAACGGTCAAGGCCGCTACGGACTTGCTCCGCCGCATTCAAGAGGCACGTTCAGTCAACACCGTAGGGTTGCCGGGAGACGTTGGCCCCTACGAAGAATTGATCTTGGAATCGTTCCAGACCACAAGGGAGTTTGAAGCGGGGAACGGGGCGGAGTTTGAATGTGACTTCGTACAACTCCGATTCGCCCGCGCCGTGGTCAACGCCCCTCTTCCGCGTCGCCCGCGCGACCGTCGCCGCATCAACCGCGGCCCCCAATCCACCAACGAAAGCCCGCGCGTAGGGTTGGGCGCGGCCCTCTTGACCTCCGTGTTCGGGGAAGATTCCGTTCCTACAACCGTGGTAAGGTGAAGCCATGGCCACGTTCGTAGACCTCTCCCTCCCCCGGCCCCCCGCGGAACCCTACTTTTCCCAACGTACGGTTCTCGGCGGAAAAGAACTGTACTTTGAATTCAACTGGAACGGCCGGGCGAACCGCTGGTTCCTGTCCATCTTTGACGCCAATTCCAACCCGATTCTCCTGGGGGTCAAACTGGTCACGGGTTCCGTGATGACGCGCCGCTTGCGCGATCCGAGGTTCCCGGGTGTTGGGGATATTCTCTTGGTTGGTGCGATTCCCACACTGGCAACCCTGGGGGATGGTTCCCATTCCCTGGTCTTCGTGGACTACACCGCGCCATGACAACCCGAGACCTTTACAACCGATGTTATCGGGTCCGCTTCAATGACCTTGTGTTTGATTCCACGGTTGACGGGGAAACCCTGCAATGCGTGTTTGAGGTTCAGAAGACCCTTTATTCGATGGCCAACACCGGAAGTGTGACCCTCTACAACCTGAACGAATCACACCGGACGGAGCTTGCGAGGTTGCGTCAATCGCGGCGTCGCATCCGGGTTGAGATTTGGGCCGGTTATGGGACGGACCCTCCGTTGTTGTTCGTTGGAGACCTCCGCCAATTCGAGGATATGGGGGAAGGAACTGAAACCACCACGAAGGTTTCAGGGGTTGATGGGGGTTACAAAATCACGGATCAAAGATGGTCTCGCACCTATCCCGCGGGGGTTGACGTGAGGGTTCCTGTCCGTGACCTTGTGCGGGCGCTTTCCCTGGGGGATGGGAACCTGAACGAAGTTGGTGCGTTGCAGTTGGGGAACTACACGACCCTTCCGCGCCCGAAGTCGTTTCATGGGTTGGCCAGTGCATCCTTGACCGCTTTTCTTCGCGGGCTTGGATACACATGGTCAATCCAGAACGGGGCGGTTCAAATTCTCCGCAATGGAGCAACGCTCCAAAGAACCGGAGTACGTCTTTCGCCGGGAACCGGGTTGATTGAAGCGCACTATCTTGACCGGCGAACGGTTCGGATTGTCGCGTTTCTCATCCCGGAGGTTGCTCCGGGGTATCGCATCACGGTTGATTCGCAAAGGGTGTCCGGTGACTTCCGGGTTCATTCCGTGAAGTATTCCGGCGACTCTTTCGGCGGAGACTGGATTTGCGAGATTGAATGCCGCATCCCTCGCCCCATCACCCCCTATTGAGACCATGAACCCCGAAGCCCTCCAAGCTCTGGCGCGCATCCTCGAATCCCAACGGACGGAGATTCGCGTTGCCCTGTTCGCGCGAATCACTCGGGTGAATGACGTTCCGAACAATCCAACCGTGGATTGTCAAGCGGTCGTTGCGGAGTCTATCGAATCGTTGGAGGGCGCCCGGGACTTTGAAGCCTTGCCGGAGTTCCGGGATGTTCCGGTCATGTACCCCCAGGGGGCCGCGGGTTTCTTCATCACGTTTCCGTTGGCGGTTGGCGGTATTGTTCACGTCTCCATCGGGGCACAAGACTTCTCGGAATGGTTCGTCTCTGGACAGGATTCCAACGCCCATGAGGGGCGAACGCATGGGTTGGAGAATGCGGTTGCTTTCCCTTGTGGGTTTTCCCAGGGGCGCGGCCCCCTGGTGACGGCCGGTGTGATGACGGTTGGAGGTACGGAAATCCGTTTGGGGTTGAGTTCCGCGGCCCTCCATGTGGCGATTGCGGAACGGGTGAATACTGCAATTGACGAATTGAAGAACTCTTACCTTGGACACTTTCACGCCACGGGCGCGGGTCCAACGGGCATCCCCCAAAACACTCCGCCCCTTACGCTTCCCTCCGTGACCCCCTCGGATGTAGGATCAACCCGGGTCAAACTGGATTCATAGGAGCTCTCCACATGCGTTCAACGTTTCGCGCCGTTCTGGTTCTGTTCGTCTTCTCCGCCCTGGTGACCGCTTGCGGCGCCGCGGGGCCGCGCTGGCAAGACATCCTCACCATGGGGATGAAGTTCGGCCAGTGCATCAATGACACGATCGTTCCCGAATTCGACAAGTTCGGGGATGCGAGTTCGGACGCTGGCCGGGACGCGGCAACCGACGCGGAGTGAACTCCCATGGATACCAACCCGATTGATCCGACGGCGGTTGACTTCACTTTGGACCCTTCAACGGGAGACCTTCTGTTGACCCGGGGTGAAGCGACGGCCGTTCGTGGTCTCGACGCAATCGCGCAACTTTGCCGGTTGTGTCTCGGGTTGTGGCGCCGAGAATGGTTCTGGTCTCCGGCCGAAGGTCTCCCCATGCTTGACAAGGTGATGGCGCGGGGGGTTCCGTTGGAGGATACCAAAGCCATTTTCAACCGCGCC